AATACTACTATAGATAAAAGGCTTTTTAAAGAAAAAAAGTATACTAAATTAGTAAAAGCAGGAACTCCCCTGGCTATGTTTTATGTGCCTGACGGGATTTTAGATTTGGAGAATAAAAAAATTAAAATGAGTTATAAGAAACATTTTATAGCGGATCATATTAAAAAATTAAATGAAAAATAATTATGGAAAACTTACTTAAAAATACATTAGACGATTTAGAAAAAAGTTATAGTGAATTAGGACAAATGAAAAAACAATTATTATCTATGTCTTTAGATTCATTTAATTATCTTTTTGAAGGGGAAAATCCAATATATAAAACAATGGATAAAAAAAGTAGTAATGAAACAATTTCTACTTTAAAAAAAGATTTAATACCTTTGTTTGAAGAACAGGAATTTAAAGAGGGGGTAATAAAAGTTAAAGAATATATAAAACTCCTACAAGAAAATTTGGAGAAGCAAAAATAAAACATTACCTTTTGATTACGAGAGATTTAAAAAATTAAATATTTATGAAATGGGGGTTAAGGAAATAGAAATAAAAGGGGTAGGGGATACCACGTTATATACACTTACACACTGTACTTATTGTAAAACACTAAAAAAGGCACTCAGTAATTTAAAAATACCATTTAAAGAGATTGATGTTGACGAAAATGAGTATATGGGTGATTGGATTGAAAGAAATTTAAAAACAGAAAGCTACCCAGTAATACATTTCACTAAAAGACCAGGAGAAGATTTATATATCCTCCCTAGTAGTGATTTGGATAAGCTAGGAAGCAATCGTATATTTAACACGATCGAGGAAGCACTAGAAATCCTCTTATCATATTATTATGAGATATAAAGACTTAGTACAAAGAAATTTAGAGAAAATTGCTAACCAGCTTAATGTTGTAAAATCTAATGCACAAAGAGGTGAGCAAAGACAAGTTAACCAAACGATTGACAATATAAAAGAAATTATTGATCAAACTCAAACTTATCTAAATAACGAAATACAACAATAAATGGTTTTAACAGCGGAGCAAATAAAAAGCAATTACGACGTTCTTTTGAATGGTATTGAAAAATATGTTGAGGGTGAACGTAAACAACAGTTTCTAGATTTTTATAATAAACTAGACGAAAGAATTGCTTTATTACCTGCTTCTCATAAAAAAGCGTATCACAATTGTTTCCCCGGGGGTTATGTAGATCACGTTATACGTGTGATTACTGCCGCCTTTAAGGTTCATAAGGTGTGGCAGGAAATGGGAACAAAAGATACCTACACAGAAGAGGAATTATTTGTTTCCGCTTTAAACCATGATTTAGGTAAAATTGGTACATTAGAACATGTTGCTGTTTTACCATCTAAGGATGAATGGAGAAAGAAAAATTTAGGTGAAATGTACACCTTTAATACTAATAATGAATATATGACTGTCCCAGATAGGGGTTTATTCTTATTACAACAAGCAGGAATTCAATTATCTACTAATGAATTCATCACAATTAAAACCCACGATGGTCTATACGATCAGGCAAATGAACCTTATTTAAAAGGTTTTATGCCCGAAACTAAACCTCGTACTTCACTTCCCTTTATTATTCATCAAGCTGACCTTATGGCCGCTAGGATTGAATTTGAAAGAGAATGGTTAGATACTTTTGGTGATCAACCAAAACCAAAAACCAAAACAACAAAACAAGACCGAGTTAATTCTAACTTAGGTAAAATAGGTTCTGATAACGATAATTTAATGAATTTAGTTAAAAATCTCTAATGACAACAACTACTATAGTAATATTAATTAATGTTGGACTATTAGTTTTTGGAACTATTTCCTATATAATTTGGAATTTACTTAAAAAAAATGAAAGGCAAGAAGATATAATTACTACTCAAAATGAGTATATTCAAACTATATCTACTATAATGTCGGAGTCAAATAAAAAAATTAAAGAAATAGATTCAAAGCAAATCTTCCAATCTGATGATGAGATAGGATGGTTTTTTAAAGGTATAAAAGAGATTCAAGACTTAATCAACGAGTACAACATCAACCATAAATAAATGATTGCACCGCTAGACGAATCTCTTGAGGGAAAAATTCTAACTGTACCTCAAAAAGATGAAGGACCTCAATATACTAAAAAAGGTACTTTAAGAAAAAGAAAACCAAAGACCAAAAATCAATATTTTACTGCTGATACCGAAGAGGCTATCATTGAATATGTTAATGAAACGGATCAAGATAAAAGTCATGCTGTATATAATGCACGTATAAAATATGGTATCTTTAAACTAACAGAAAATATTATTCATACCTTTAAATTTTATTATACAGAAGTAGACACAATCCAGCATCTACAACATGAGGTAATAACATTTTTATTAGAAAAACTTCATTTATATAAACAAGATAAGGGTAAAGCATTTTCTTATTTTGGTACTATAGCAAAAAGATATTTAATACTTTATAATAATAATAATTATAAAAAATTAAAACAAAAAACAGATGTAGATGCAATTGATAATGATCAATCTATAGTAATAGATTTAGTTAATAATACTTCACCTGATGAACCTTTAGATAGAGCATCAGAATTTATAGGATTCTTACTTAAATATTTTGATTTATACTTATTTGACCATTTTCCAAAACCCGAAGATGCTAAAACAGCGGATGCCGTGTTAGAATTATTTCGTAAAAGAGAAAATATTGAATTATTTAATAAAAAGGCAATATATATTTATATACGTGAAATGACAGACCAACAAACACCACAAATCACTAAAGTAATTAAAAAGATGAAGAAAATTTATCTTAAATTAATGAATCAATATAGTGAGCATGGGTATGTTAGTATGAAATTCTAACTCTTCTATATATCCATATTTATATCCAAATAATAAATTATGGATTTTTCAAGTATAAAATTATTCGGAAAGAAAAACTTTGCCGATCTTTTAAAAGAAATACATACAAACCAAAAAGACAAAGAAGTACAACTTCGTTCTTTAATAGAAGGTTTAAAACCATTAATTACTTCACCTGGTGAAGCAACAATGATTGTTCCTTTAATTAAAGAATATATGGAATTAGCTATTAAAAATGATGATGCTCTAATTAAAATGGCAGGTATTGTCCAAAGAGCAATGAATAGCAAAGCAGCTGATTCAGAAGAACTTTTAACAGATGAGGATAAAGAAATGCTCTTTAGTTCTCTTCAAGAATTAGATAATAAAATAGAAGTACCTAAATTAGAAGAGGCCAAGCATGCCAGTTAACAGTCAATTTCCCAATATAGGGAACTCTGCATTTATACCTAATAGTAATCCGATATCTGTAATACAAAATGGAGGATTATTACCTGCTAGAGTTATAGATATATCTTTAGTTACATCTACTAATGGAAAATCTATATTTCAAACTACAGGTGAATTTGCAAATATTGGAGCTATTAAATTTGAATTATTAGGTAATAGTACCTCTAAAGAAAATTTTCCACAAGGACCTGTAGCCTTTCCCCTTGATAATAATGTTAGAAAGGTTCCTTTAATTAATGAAATAGTTTTTATAATATCTGGTCCCTCTAGAAATATAGCTTTAGAGGAAAATAGTGATGCTATAGATTTTTATTATATGAATGCTATTTCTATTTGGGGAAGGAGTCATTTAAATATGCTCCCTTCAAATTCATCTACTAGTAAAAATACTGACACTGTACCCCTTACTGATGTAGAAAAAGGAATTTCAAATAATAAAGATAGTCAAGTAGTAGAACCTAAACCCGGAAATACTTTTAAAGAAAAATCAAGTATAAGAAATTTATTTCCAAATGAGGGAGATGTTATAATAGAAGGAAGATTTGGAAATTCACTTAGATTTGGTTCAACAGCAAAACAACCCTCAGAAAATAAAGATGTAGAAAGTCCTTGGAGTTCAGTAGGAATAAATGGAAAACCTATTACAATTTTAAGAAATGGTCAATCACAATTAGATTTAGATTTTAATAATTGGTTTCCTATCTATGAAGATATTCAAAACGATGATTCATCTATTTACTTAACATCGGGGCAAACTATCCCTATATTATATGGTTCATTTAGACGTGGCTCTTTTCAGATTGATGGTGTACCTGAATCAAATACTACAAAACTTCTTCAAGAGGTAGATATAGTAGATCCTGATGCATCACCTAAAGACTTAGATGATATAGATAATCCTATTGATTCTATTAATCAGGAACCTGATTTAAGTACTGAAGAATTATTTAGAGAAAAATATAAAGAAAAATTTAATGAAGAACTAGATAAAATAAGTGAATTAAATAGATCGGGTGAAGATGCAAGAACTAGATCTAATATTGAAAAACAAAGACAACAAATTAATGATGAATATAGAGTAGGAGGGGAAGATATTTAATAATATGGGAAAAAGATCAAGAGCAAAAAGAATGATGAAAGAGCTGGAAAACCAGGGAATACCTGAGATGGAAGCAGCTGGCTTTGATACTAATGAAATTCCAAGTTATAATACAGATACTAATCCAACTCGTAGAGAAACTTTATCTTCTAATAAGGCACCTGGTAGTACTGGTTATAAACCCGAGTTCCCTTATAGAGGAAAACAAATTATAATTGATTCTGATAGAGTAATATTAAACGGTAAAAAAGATTCTGCTTTTATAATTGCAGATAAAGCAGTAGGTATATCAACTAATGGCACTTTTAATGTAGATAGTGGTGGAAAAACAATAATAAACTCCCCACAAATAGATTTAGGATTAGAAGCTATTCACCCTGCAGTAAAAGGTGATGTTCTACTAACTATAATACAACAATTTTTATTAGTATTAACTACACAGGTATGTCCTCAATTACAAGCAGCTACAGATTCAAATAATGTTGATATAGCATCTGTAAACAGAGCTGGTGATGCTTTACTAGCCTCCGCAGTAGCTCTAGATGAATTACTAGTTGAAACGTTATCTGAAAAAGTAAAAATTCAATAATTATGGCATTCGGTGGAGCAATTAATATTAGTGCTGATTTAGGTAAAGGAAACGCTAGTGAACCAAAAAAGATATTAGAGAATGCTTATAATTCTTTAAGTAAATTTAATAAAGGTTTACAAAATGTATGTAATGTCATAGTGTTTGGTAGACCTGATGCTGAACTTTTAAAACAAGGCCAACAAATAACACCCGTAGATTTCAGAAAAAGCCCAGAAAGAAAAAAATTAATGGCCAGTATTAGAAACATTGGCTCAAACCCTTCATTACTTAATACTACTAGAACTCTCCAAGTACTTAATTCATATGATCTATGTAATCCACTTCAATTTGTTGTATCACAAGTATTCCCAGCTGATAGTCCTGTAGCAAATATCCTTGGAGAAGCACAAGAATTTATAGACAAAATAGTAGGTACTTTTAGAGGTTCTTCACTTATAGAAGGTGGTTTTGAAATAGAGGCAACTACTACCTTTGATATTTTATCACAAGAAATAGAATCCCTCCCATTTCAAAGAGGCAATATTGTATTAGTTACCTTATCAAGTAATCTTTCTAAAATTAATTTTAATTCAATAGACTTAGAGAATCCTACAGATAAAACTAATTTAAATAGAGACAAAGATAAACTTGCTAATGGTACTTATCTTACTATAGAACAAACAGATGATCCTAAAATTGGTGCTACAATGAGAGGGCCAATAATTAATTCTAATCCTTATGTTGATGAAAATACAGGAGTAGTAACAGGTACTGAATATGTTATAGCTGTAGAAAGTATAAACCCACAAAAACCTCCATACGAAAGAGATAATAAAGGTAATCCTCTTTTAGCAGATAATGGAGAACCTATTTTAGCAACATACCAATCCTTTGTATTATCAGGTGAAAGAAAACTTGCTGCGGATGTTAAAGATATAGGTGGGGATTTAATTGAGATAGCAAATAATTTAAGAGGTCTTGATTTTATAACTTTATTAAGTATCGTAAAAAGACTTCCATCTTCTATAAAGGGTATATCTAAATTTAAAAAAGCATTACAAGATATAGCGGATGAAA